TACGTTACCTGCATTAGATATACGCATTCTTTCGGCTACTCCTGTATCGTAGTTTGTATACCAAGTGTGATATCCACCAGCTGAGTTATGGATGTATCTCAGATTTTCGCCTGAAGAACCATCTACCTCTATCCATGCTGCACTAAGGCCATCATTAGCTCTTCTGAAATAATATCTACCATTAGTACCTGTTACACCTGAGTAAATATAACTTCTAGCAGATATTCTCCCTCCTACGTCTAAAGTATGTTGTGGGTCTGCTACTTGGATACCTACCTTGTTATCATATATAAAACTACCCGCATCTACACCAAATAAGAAGTTATACCCTGTACCGTCTGTATTATACCACCTTAAATCATTCCCTGCAAGATTAGTCATGAATGTAGTATCATTATCCACTCTTGTTATAGATAAAGGAATACCTGAACCATTAGGGTAGTTAATACTTACTGAGTTACTAAACACTCCGTTTACAGCTGATAGGTCTCCACTAAAAGTTGCATCTCCTGCATCTATAGTCAGTTCAGGTGTAGTCGCACTTGTACCTAACCTAAGTTCATTTCCATTATTAGCAACCAAAGCAGCATACCCTGTATTCCAAGTCAATATGCCTTGACTATAACTTGAACCAAAGTTTAAAGTGCCTTCTGGGGTAAATTGAAAAGCCGCATTAACATCTACTTGGTTAGTCGCGTGATATACTTTAAAGTCTGTTCCAGTACCTCTATCTACAGTTAGGTTATTACCAAACGTAGCTGTACCTGTCTTAAAGTCGTGGTTTCCTGATGAGTCTATTTGGTAAGCATCTATAAATGTATTAGAAGCTCCATTAACTCTAAGTATAAGGTCTTCTCCTGAGGATACTCTTGTAGTTGAACCCCAACCTGAATCTACAGGTCCTAAATACACGTCATCTGAATCACTCACTAATAGAGTTCTCCTGTAATCTCCTCCGGAATCCTTCCAAGCCCAAGCCTCGTTATTAAATAACAGCCCACCTAATCTAAAAGTCTGACCTGCTGTAAAATCATTATCTACAGTGGTATAAGCTACATTTTCTACATCGAGTTTAGCTGAAAGATTATCTTCCGTAATAAACTCTTTCCACCCTAACTCAGCTCCATCGTTCAATACACTATAACCTATTTTAGAAGCAGTTGAAGTTGCTGCTATTCTAAATTTATATGTCGAACTTAATGCGGTACTTATAACATGACTATTTACTCCAAAAGGTCTATTGGCTGCGTTTGACCCTGCGTAGTATAGTCCTGTTCCTGTAGTATAGACATCAAAATTAGTTGATTTAACAGATACAAAATTATCAGTAGCTGTAGTTTGCACAAACCCACTTGAGTCAATACCATCCAAACTACCTGCATCTACCTCTAATCCGTTTATGAAAGTATCAGTAATGTATGTGGCCTTGTTTGCGTCTGTAAGTACAGGACTGCCTAATATAGATATAGTGCTTTTAAAATCTGTGGTTAAATCCTCATTAAAAGACACAACTGGGTTATAAGAACTATTTACTATAAACAGCTTATTACCTCCTGTGTTCTCGTCATTACTTACCACTAACCTAAAATCCCCAGGGTTTGTGCCCGAGTTATGTTTCAGCCACAAGTAAGAACCTCCACCTGCATTAGATACTATAGGATTAGATGTAAAAGTTTTAGTACCTCCAATACTCTCATCACCTGCCTTATGGACTACATCAGAATCTATGGCATAAGTACTCAAGGCATCATACTCTGCTTGTGTTAAGTGAATGTAGGTCCCATTTCCACTACTGTCTCCTCCGTCCAGACCTCCTAAGGTATTGTGATTTCCTAAAGATAAAGCTATAACCCAATCTGTACTATTAAATACATAGGCTTTATTTACATCTTCTACATAAGCAACCCAACCTTCTTCTGGAGTAACATAATCCCAAGAGGTACCGTTATAAGTGCCTATGGTGTTATTTGAGCTATTGATGTATCTATCATTAGTAGACGGACTAGAAGGTGCTGTAGCTGATATGGTACCTACAGGAGACTGCCATGATAATCCTGTATTTACAGTATCTAGTGCAGTTTCTAAATTATCTACTCTTGTTATAAAATCAGAAGCAATATTGATTTGAATACTATCTGATACTTCTGTTAAGGTTATCTCATTTCCAGATAAGAAGTCTAATGAATCATTTCCATTAACTGTTTTAACATCTGTACCATCTATTTGAGCAGTCCAAGATCCTCCACTACCACCAGAACCTGGTACACTTTCTCCATCAGTATCGTATAAAAAATCTACTCCCTCTACAGGGTTAGTAAATGTCCAATTACCAGTTATAGTTTCGTCTTCTCCTTTCCTAGCGTAATCAAGAAGAGGTGCATACTGATCACTAGTTTGCATCACTGCATAATTACCATTAGCTAACTCTACGTCATTAGACGTAGGGATAACAGTACTGTCTTTAATCAGATAATACCTCTGTCCATTATCCCCTTGAGTAACTGCCGATTTAGTATATACTAGCTGACCGGTAGTTAAAGAAGCTGCTGCTAAGTCCGCTTTTGTGTTAAATATCTTCATGTTTCTCTATATTGGTTCCGTGGATAAGTTACCACTATTATCTACTTTAATTCTAAACTTAGTACCATCAGGTGATTCTAGAATAGTTGAGCCAGACTCTGAACTTCTTGTCGGCAGTATATTTGTATAATTTTCTAGTTGTATTTTAGTATTTTCTGGATATGATTCTGCCAATGTTATTGTGTTATCTGAAAATGTAAAATCAACATCTTGAATTAATTTAGTACTATCAACATCATCGCCAAAAACAGTTAGTACACTTACTGATGTAACATCTTGTGCAAATGTAACTGATAATTGACCAGATTCTAAAATTACCTCTTCTTTAGTTACTGTAATTTCTGGTATTGCAAGATTAGTTAAGTTAGAGCCATCTCCGTAAAATGTTGTAGCAGTTACAGAGCCTGAAAAAGTCTCATTACTGAGATTAGTCCTTGCATAATTACTTGCATCAATACCGGCTAATTGAGCAGAGCTATTAGAATAATCAGCGTAGTATGAGCGTAATTTGTAGTATAGCCCGTCTAAGCCAACTATTCCTATATATTGATTACTTGCATCAGACTCCATCGATTCTCGCCCTACTACAAGCTCTTGGGCAGTATTTACGGAATCATCTACAAAAATAGCTCCTTGTAAATCGCTTGAAATTTCTACCTCGTTAGACGTGTTATAAGTGACTTGTATGTTATCTCCTCCCCTAAAAGCTAGAGTATCATTAGTACCTACGGTTTGATAGTTAGTACCGTCAATATCCAAAAAGAATGAACTACTTCCACTACCTCCTTGTACGGATTCACTATCAGTATCATATACAAAATCATTTGCTATGATACGATTTAAGCTTGGATTGAATGTTATTCCAACTTGGGTAAATAAAGGTGTCTGACTATTGGTACCACTTGATAAGGTACCTATTAAACTGTATTCTACATCATCACTTACTAGGGTGGATAAAGGAGAAACATCTGTAATATTAGCTCCACCACCTGAAAATTCTCCTGCATATATATTTGGTATCGGGTTAGTTTGTGAGCCTATGTAAGATCCAGAGTCAGCAAAGTAAGCCCAAATAACATTGGAGCCTGATCTAATATTTACATAAGCATTCCCTTTAATATCCTTAGTTAATATAGTCCCAGACTCAGTATTAATCCCTCCAGTAGCTGTTATGGTCTGCTCAAATGTCCATTGGGCTGAAATAGTCTCAGCAACGTCTCTTTTGGTATATGGTGTTAAATCAGGTAGTACAGCAGATAAGGTACCATCTTCTGTTATACTAAGATTGTTCCCTACTTTAACTCCTCCCAGTACTGTAACACTTGCTATAGGTAAAGTGTATGCACCCTCTCCGTCAAAGGTAAGTGTATTAGTAATTTCATTATAAGTAATTTCTATTCCATTACCTCCAGAAAAATTAAGAATATCGCTACTTCCAATAGTCTCTGCAAAACTACTATCTATATAAATATCCCATCCATCATATCCACTACCGGGTATACTTTCAGAAGTACTATCGTATATGAAATCTACGCCTACTACCGGCTGAGTAAAATCCCAATTACCTGTTATAGTCCAATCAATATTACCATAAGCTACAGCAGCCCATTGGGTACCATCATAAATCCTCAAGGTATAATCCGTAGTGTTATAGTACATTTGACCTGCTACTGCATCTAAAGGATCTCCTGCTTGTGTTTCAATTACAGCATTACGCAATTCAAATTGATAAAAGTCGGTATGATTTTTATGTTTAATTGGCATACTAATTCAATATAGCGGAACCGGTATAGTCAGCTCCAAAAGTTATTATTACAGTAGAGATATCTGGAATATTTACATCCGCTTTTACTTCATCATTATTATCATCTAAGATAGTAACACTAGGTATTTTAGCCAAAGAATGCGTAATACTCCAAACAGCTTGTGCAGTAGTTTGATTATGTATATGAGTTGGTGTAGATACAGAAGGTGCATACTCTAACCCGCTATTATCTGATTTAACTCTTATGTAGTTTCCTCCATATCCTACGTAAGAGTTTGGAGTATCCGGTAAAACTAGAAACGTTGTATCTCCTTCTAACACATATTCTAGACCATCGTTAGGGTCGGCTCCATCATTAATTAACTGAGATGTTCTGGTTATATCACTAGGACCTCTCCAAGGCCCTATATTCGTCCAAGTACCTAGAGAATATGTAAGTGCATCATCTATTCGAACTGCATTACCGTCTTGATCAAATCCAGTATCTGTAGCTATCCAAGCATCACCAGGCTGAGGATTTACCTTGGCTAGGATATTAGCTACTGTATCTTTACCTATTATGTGGGTACCTGGGGCTCCCGGAGCACCTGCCTCACCTTTTGGACCTGCCTCACCGGGAACACCCTGTGGTATTCCAATAGTATAATTAGGATAACTTCCTGTAACTGTTGGAGATTGTGTGTGATGTAATTCAACAGCGGCAAATTCTAACTCATCAGGGTCTGTACTCTCTGGAAGATTATCTATTCTACTAGCATCTAGCTGACCTCCAAAATTAGCTAACAATACACTTGACTGATTTTGTGCTACCCATGAAGGTACCTCTCCAGATTCTGAAACATCATCGGAAGTTAAAAAGCCTTGATCATTTACCCAAGCCTCTGTAGCTACCTCGTTAAAATTGTATAGAAGTGATCCAGTAAAGTTAAAGTTTCCACCGGGATTAAAGTTTCCAGTAGTTCTAAGGACAGAACTATCTACACTTATGGTAAATGCTGAATCAGATGATTGGTTTAGTGTAAAGCTCCCTATTTCGTCAATACCGGCACCGCCTGATAAAGTTATAGAAGAATTATGTACGGCACTTACTGTTGTTGTGGTAATATCTACTAAGTCTTCGGCAGTTATGGTCGTGCCTCCAAGACCGTATGTTCCCTCTAGTGCGGAAAACATGTATAAATAATTACCGTAGTATATGATATAAATAAGCCTAACGTTTACTATGAATGTTTGGTTATTCATATCTGTAACTATATCTGAAACTGGAGTTACATTAACACTTTGGAATGACACCGGCACACCGGCAAAATCAATCAGACCTCTGAAATCATCTTCTGTGGGCTTGTCGTAGTTTTCAAAAGCACCATATAAGTCCGTTCTAGTTGACATAGCTTATAAACCTAAAAAGTTATCGGGGATTCCCCCATTATTATACTTCTTATAAATGCCATGTATTTTGGCACTATTCTCACTATCTTGTACGACTTTACTAAGATAGTTAAGGATCATTAGTTTATTAGATAAGGTAGCCGGATGCCAAGAAAAGCCTCCGACTTTCCTCATCTCAAATTCTTTACTAAATGTATCTATAAAACCCATATTTACTGCACTTCAAAGTCTGAGTCTATAACCCACACACTAATTCCAGATAGTGTCGGTTCTACTGATGAATCCACGCAGTCAGCATAAGAGTTCTGGACTCCATAGTATACATCACGTGCAGCGGTACCATTTCCATTCATTAGATGAAACTTAGTTGCCTCAATTTTGGCAAGTAAGAAAGGATCAAATACCTCATCGTATACTAAAGAAAGTAATGCTAGTACCCCAACCTCCATTCTACCAATTGATTTAGTATCTGAGTTTGCAGGATTTGCATTATCCGTAACAGTTAATGTGAATATTCCATCATCAAAATCTCCGTCTATAGAGAAAGTGTATGAGGTACCGCTAATAAGGGTGAACTCATTTGATGCAATATCTTGCGTGCTACCATCAGTAAAGGTTAAAACACCTCCTGAAATTGGGTTGCCGGACGTTACCGCGCCTGACAATACAGTAGTAGTAGCTTGTAGACTTGTTATTGTTACCATTTTATTTTAATTAAAAAAGAGGGCAAGGGACAACCCCAACCCTCTTTTAGTTACTTTTTAATCTTTATCCTTACTGCTTGTAGAATACATGAATAACTTGTCTCTGAGTACCAGAGTTAGCTCCTCCATAAGGATTTTTGACCACAATAGTATGAGAGTTAAAAGTATCTGCTGAGGTCATAGTATCAGTCTCTAAGTGAGGAGATCCGTCATAAGGCCAGTTACCTTGTCTGTTAACGTAATCTGAGTTATAACCCGCAACAAAGTTTTCTAATGCAGCTACTTGTCTGAAAGTATTGATTCCATCTTTTCCTACAGTTGTAACTGTTTCTCCTTGTGCATCAGCATCAGGCTTAGATTGCTCTACAAAGAATCTAACTACACTACCTGAGAACTTGTCTTTTTTGTAAGGCTGTGCAACACCTGTTACTACGATGTTCGCACCTGATCCACTTACAGTAGCAACAGATACAGGGGCTTTTGCTAGTGCTGCTGCTAAGTTACTTCTAAGTGCAGCAGCGGCATCAGCAGCAACCGTACTATCAGCAGTATGATTAGCATAGAAGTAGTGAATAGCATTTGCATCTAGGAATCCTCCGTAGTTGTGTACACCTATTTTAACTACAATCTGGTCTCCAATATCTGGAGCAGGAATAGTTAAAGTTGAAACTTGCATCTGATCTGCAACTGGAGTAGCCGAAGATACTACAGCGTCAGCAGAGTCAATTTCTGCAGATTCTCTTGTGTTTCCTTCAGAGTCTTTAAAGACTACTTTATATTTTCCACTCGTAGGTGGTGTTGCAGAACATACTCCGGTAGCTGTATTCATATACGTTACCTCTCCTGCAGCCAAGTCAGCAGCACCATTATCGGTGCTTCCTCCATCATTAACAAATGCTACTCCAGCACTTGCTGTTGATACGAACACGTTTAAGTGTTGATTGGTATGTTGTACCATAATTCAATATTTTTTAATTAATACTAATTTTCTTCTTTTGTTTCGGCTTTCTTAGGGATTCTTCGATAAGCATTGTCTATAGCTTGTCTGACAATATCAATAATACATTTATCCGATAATACAGGCTCAACTGCCGAAGGGTTTGCTGCATTATAATCGGATACAGGAAGATCGTATCCTCTAACTTTTAGTCCTAGCGTAGAAAAATCTTCTAGTATAATAGGGTAAGGTACCTTACAATAAGTATACTTATAAGAAGCTACGCTTGCTTGACTAAAGATATGAAATTTACCATTACTGGTCAATCTGTAAGCTATCTTGTTATCAGGTTTACGAAATGGGTTTTTAGCTACTTGATCTAAATCATTATAATCTAAAGGAATAGTCAGAAGATACGCGTTGTTGATATCGTAAGTTCTTTCATATACAATTTGCAGTACGTCATCTGATAAACTATCGTTAGCACTAGAATATAACCTAGTATCATCTCCGATGGTAAAAGTAGATATTTCTTTAGGTACCAATAAAGGTGATAATATATGATCGATAGTAGCACCATAACTATAAGTTTGTAGGTGCTGTTTTACATAATCAAGTTGGGCTTCAGATAACAATAGAGATTTATCATACTCATTAAGCATAAGTCCACCTCCAGATTTAAGAGCCATGTGATCAAATAAATCGCTTATTTCTCTAGCTAGCATCATTTCCTACTTCTTTTTCCTGTATTCCTATGTAAGTTTGTATAGCATATTTCACAGCATAATCAAGAATCATACGATGATAAGATGAAGGTAAAGTAGGCTCGTTAATTGCAGCAATTGAATCAATAGTCTCTGGTGCTATAATTGCAGTAATTATTGGACCAGGCTTGTCATAAGACCGAATCAGTAATTCAGTTACTGTAAAGTTTAATGGGGGAAACACCTCAACGGACATTCCGTCTTCAGTAAGTTCCCCCACCACAACATAGACTACTCTTTTCGGAGGATATTGATATGCATCGGTTAGCATTATATCAATAACTTCGTCATTTACAATTTTTGTAGCAACATCAACAGTAGTTGAATTGGAGGTACCTTTTACAGTGATCCCTAACATCTTTATCATATCAGGATTAGTCACTATAATGTTTTTAGCTGTCTCATATTTTGTACTATCGGTGATATTATTATATGAGTCTATTCTGCCTAGTTTAGCCATAGTTATATTATCTCCTCTTTGGGCGATCTCCATAGCTAATTGTTCCTGGGCTTTAGTTAAACAAATCGATTTCTCGTATTCGTCTAGCTGTATGTTACCTCCTGTAGTTAAGTTTTCGAACATTAGATCGAACTCACTACTCATTTCTGCTGAAGTCATCTATAATTTTTTGGCTTAAAATCACTTTTAAATCTGCATTTTCTTTATCATTTAAGTAAAGAGCTGCATTTTCTAAAGTTGATGGTTTTCCTTCAAATGCTAAGGCTCTACCGTCATAGAAGAATAATCCACTACGAGATTCAATAACGCCTACAATTTCTCCCATTTTAACCATTCCCTTCTCAGTGAATAATGGGTCCTTGAAGACCTTAATAAATGCCTCGTAACTCGCTTCTACCTTTTGATTCACTAAGCGTCTTAAATCTTTTGAATTTACGCTTGGATGAATTCTAGAACCACTATACAATAGGTACATAATCATTCGCTCTCTAGACTCTTCCAAGGTACCTAATAACTTGTAAGCTTCTTTTCTAATGTCTGCTTGCTCTAAGTATTGATCTGTTCTCTCCTCTTTATGGATACGAACATACCTATAAGAACGTTTATGTTCGACACTAGATAAATTAGGTGCGAATATATTGTTGTATGCAGATAGCACTTTGTCTACTAAGAAATCATAGGGTTGAGAAATATCAAGTCTAATACCTGATTTTGGTATCTCAATTCTGAAATTTTGGAAATACTCGTTATTACGTCTTCCAGTATTCAAGGTACCATATTCAAGCCCTAAGCCTTCCTCAAGCCATTTCTGTTCTTTTGGAGTAATAGATACTTGATACTTACCTGTCTCACTTCTTAGTACGGAGAAACGATCGATAGATCCATCTAGTTTACCATCGTAAAGTAAATGGTTCTTGTTCGTTACCCCAGTAACCCTGCGAGGTATGTATTCATATCTCACAGGGATTGCTTCTGTTTTGGTCTCTACTTCCATTGTCTATGTTGTTTTAAGGTTATTGTAGAATTGAAGGAATCATAGTAACCGTTCTACTAGGATCTACAACAGCACAACCTAATGACCCGTAACGAGTATAGGTAGCTGAATCCTCTGCATGTGACATGTTTTGGATTTTACGCTCTCCAGTAAATGGGTTTCTGAAACCAGATTCGTAACCCCAGTCATCACCTCTTGAAAGCTCCACCTTGTAGATGTTTGGCTCTTCTTTAGACCCTACGTAGTAGATGTCATAACGGTAAGACTCAGCAACTCCACCTCCTAAGTGAGGAGCTCTTAGCTTGTTACGAACTTTAGAATCGTACATTGGATCAGTCTCCACCTTGATATGGTACCCCATAGGAGATAACCACTCAGTGAATTGGAATCCTCCTACGAATGCATTAGCGTGCATATCAGATGAAGTCTTTTGAATGATCCCTGGGTTGTTTTGAGATAGCGAAATCCATCCTGAAGCTCTTTGATAAGCAGCTTTAGAGAATTGTGCAGCTCCACGCTCCCCTGTACGTATGATTACAGTTCTCTCAGAGTACTCTAATCTTCCTTCTCCAAGGTCAAATAGAACATCTTCTAACTGTCCTATGTCGAATGTATCGTAATACATTGTGTTAGACGTTTCCATTTGCTCACGAAGTCCCATACCTTGCTTGATATAGTATCCGGATTTTCCGATGTTGTAGTATCTACCATCATCAGAACGGTTTGAACGCGCAAATGCAAGTGCATGAGCTCTTTCATAAGACCAAGTCTTCTCAAGAGTCCACTCTACTGCTGGCATCCATGCTTGGGTATCCATTTGCTTAGAGCCCATCTGCACAGTAATAGTAGTAGCTACTTTCTTACCAATGTTTTTACCTGGCTCTTTGTGTTGGATACGAATTGTAGTCATCTCGTTTCCTACTCTTGTTGGAGATTGGAAAGAGATTTCCCCACCCTTAGTAGACATGATGTCTTCTACTGGAGAGAAGTCTTTAGAGAATCGCTTACCTGGCTGAAGCTCTGACCCTGGCATACCTGCTTGGTTGTTACCCATAAGTTCAACCTCGTAGATATAGTTACCTGCTCCATCTGGCTGTGGATCATTAAGGATTCTTAATTGATACAATTCGTTTTTCTCACCCACAATCATGTGTACATCAGAGAAATATGCTTCTCCAAAGATAAGCTCAATGATACCTCCACGTGCTCCCACGCCAGTATCATTAGATGCTACCGCACTTCCTTCATAGTTTGCTCCTACTAAAGGAATATTTCTCATGTCGTCACCATCTACATCCCAATAGAACATTGCTTCCTCTTCAAGCTTTTGAACAGGAAACTGATCTAAGAGAGTATCGGTGTTTCTAACTCCAGAAGACGCTAACAATCGCGTTACCGACTTCTTTAACAATTGGGGTACGTTTTGGAACATAACTCCCAAATGGTTTTCTGTAACTAGACCAGTAACGCTTTGTGCCTCACGAAACTGATACCTGTTCACTTTACTCATTTCACTCAGTATTTAGTTTAACAATATTTATTTTATACTACATCTGTAATATCATTTGGATTGAACTTGATACCGTTGGTAGTCTCTGGTAGACTATCTTGGGTACCTTGTCTGGTCTTAATGACCGCATCTCTGAACGATCTTGTTACCCTGCTTTCTGCACTTCTGTCAAAAGACTTTAAGTCTTTAAACCCATTAGTAACTGAAAACAAATATAACATCTTATGTTCAAAGTCTACAGGATTATCCTGTTGGTATTTCATTAAAGCATTTAGTGGTCTACCGTCTGCTGTGTATGCAACCGGTGTATTGGCTAAAGATTTCAGCTTCTGAATTGACGTAGGTGTAACCTTTCTACCAAACACTTCTGTACTTTCTAATGCTTTTTCAATCTGCTTTTGCTGCTCTGCTTGTCTGTCTAATTCAGATTGTCTAGCTGCTTGTGCATCTTGTACTACCTTCTCTCGCATACTAGCTAAAGTCCCCTTACGTGACTGTAATGCTTCTTTAGCTTTATCGAGTAGAATATTTTGAGACTTTGCTGAGTCTAATACCATTTTAACGGTACCTTCATCAAGTCCTTTATTTTGTAATTCTGCTACAATTAGTCTTTCTGCTAACTCTGGACTAGCTGTAAGATGCTCGTCAGTAATTGCATTTACTTCTTGTATTGCTTGGTCTATCTTGTTTACTTCTGATACAGGTATACCTTGATTCATGTAAGACTGTATCTGTCTTTGTTGCTCTGTAAGTCTTGCTTGAACCTCTTTATCAAAGGCTTCAGCTAAAGAATTTGCATCTTTAATATCGTCTATTTTTTCCAAATCTGCAAAAAATCCTTGCCCTTTTAGGATTTCAGCTACTCCTGTAAACACTTCTGCATCAGGAAAAACATCTGCAGGAGTTTGATTATTCTCTAGGGTATCATTTAGAATATCATCATTGTTATCCTCAAATTCAGGCTTTAGAGGAGTATCATCGGTTGGATTACCAGGGTCATGCGTATCCTGCGGATCTGCTGGGTCCGACTGAGGATCTTGACGTCGTGTTATATCATCTTGTGGATGTATTTGTATGTCCTCCTGTGGGATGACAATGTCATCTGCATCTGCTATGTTAAAATTGTTGTCCATAGGTCTATATTGTATAAAGTTAATAAAAATTTCTCTATGCTACGGAAGTAGATGATTGTGATGCTTTTTGTTTCTCTATATCTAGCTTCTTATCCTCTAACTGTAGCTTCTTGTTTCCTTGAGCTAAGTTAGCTTGATTTTCTATCATCTTAGCTCTTAACTCTTCCATAGATAAGTTAGCGTCGGTAACATTCTTAGATAACTCTGCATTGTTCTTCATCTCCTGTACCTTGATCTTAACCATAGCATCTAAGTCTGCTTTGTATTTCTCAAGCTCTACTTCTTTCTCTTTAAGGGCTAGTTCGCGCTCTTGTTTAGCTGCTTCTGCTTCCATCTCAGTTTGCCTAGCTTGTTGCTCTGCTTGCTGTGCTTCACGTTGTCTCTCCTGTCTTTCATCTGCTTCAATCTCAATAAGTCTACGCTTCTCAGCCATGGACTCTGAGAACATAATCTTGAAGGCAAACGCAAAGTCTCCTCCATTTTGCATGTAAGCTTGGGCAGCTTGTTCCAAGAATGCTTTGTGCTTATTAGCCTCTCTTGAATCAGTTACTACTACTCCTAAGTCTACATCAACTAGATCATCTTCGGTTACTTCTAACATTTCAATAGTACCGGAAGGTAAGATGTGGTTGAGCATCTTTGGGTTGTCCTTTAAGGCATGTTTAGCAGCCTCTAAAAATAGATTAAGTGCTCTCAGTTTGGTATTCTTGTGCATAAATTCATACCATGCAGTAATGTGCGCGGACTGTGAAGTAGCTCGCTCAACGCCTCCATAAGTCTCTCTGTTGCTGACAGATCCTAATCGTTGAGGTACAATCCCTATCAGGTTTGCCATTGCCTGCTCTATGTACTGAGCCATGTTTACAAGCTGCTGTATGTAGTTTCCAAATGAAATCTCAACCACTGAATCTTTACCTACTGCAAGATTACCTGCAAGTTGTCCTTTAGACGGGCCTTTATTGATCTCTTTGAAAGAGTCTTTAAACTTTACATTGTATTTAGTGATATAGTGTAGCCAGTCTTTTACCGACCATCCTTCTGGTCTTGTAGCTAAATCCATCTCTAGTATTGGTCCAATATTCTTACTCATAGCTGTAATCATATTATCAATAGTTACATCGTAAAGATATTGGTAAGACTTAACCCTTGACATCATCGGCTCAGCCTTTTGTCTGTTTACATTGTATATAGTACCTACTAAGCCACAGTGAGACCTAAGCGGATCTGAAAGTGTTGCATAAGGTATCGGCATTGGTCGAGCATCTACAACAATATCATAGCCTATCAAAGACGCTACCCAATGTTGTACTGCCATAAATGTAGAATCAGTTACCTCTCCTGGTTGAAGTTTATAGTTCATTGTCCGAACTTTCAAATTCTCCATACCTGTAACTGGGTCTCTATATTTTACTTTCTTGTACTTAATATAGCCTTTCCAACGAATACGTAGGTGTCTAATACCTCCATTGGCATCTACATAACTAGAAGCTAACTCGGTACCTAATAATCTTTCATCCCTAAATTCGTATTGGTGAGTTACATCTCCATAAGATTTACCATACTCTCCCCAACTATATCCATGGTCAGTTTCCAAACTAAGTATACGCTCAGTATCTTCTGGACTAAGTTCATCTCCATATCTGTCTATGAGGTACCCGGCAGAGAAATGATCCTCTATTACTGTAACATCATAGTCTTCAATATTACGAGAATGTCCTCCCCCATAGGTACGTAACGATACAGTATCAACTACTCTCATGTGTGCTTGCCCTTTGATAATATCTATCTCATATAGCTCTTCCCCAGTTAAAAATACCCTACGGTAGCCTTCAGTAAATATATCTTCAAAATTTAATATTGTATCGTAGTGCTCCAAAAGTGCTGAAGCTTTTTTCTCTTTAATATCCTTGTAAGTATATTTGAGCTCTCGCATAAGTCGCTCTGTCTCAGCCTTGATAGTATCCTCGTCAGCATTGGGATCCTCGGTAATTTGCTTAATACGCTCTTGTACGTATGCCTCTTTTCGCTGCTGTTTCTCAACAATACCTACATTATTTACAACAGTTACAATGGGTTCGAATATCCCATTTATCTCTTCCCCTACAAGTAAATCTATAAGCTTGGCGGCTATGGGATAATGTTTAAGCTCTCTTCGTTGATCGATAGTCTGTAAGTCTGCAGGATTAAGAAACTCAGCTACGTCTTGTGGATGAAGAATACCGTTATATAAATCAATGTTTATCTTCTTAGTCCTTGCTAGGGATCGTACTCTTTCAGAATTGTAGATAGACAATCTATCTCCAGCATACATAGCTATCTCAGTATACCACTCCTTTTGTTTACCCTTCGGTGGTACCACAAATGTTAAACTCCCACTACCTGGCTCATAATAATTTTTCATCTCTAAAAGTTTAATTCATTACTGGTTGTTTCTATTCCCTCTACTAATCCTAATCCTCCATGCTTGGTCTCTCCAAAAAATGGATCATCTAAATAATCCGCTTTAGTAACCTTATCAAATCGGGTGTTTTCTGTAAGATTTTTAAGTTCCTCTCGATATATAAACAGCATATTTCCTGCTGATACTTTATCGTAGTTGCCCATGTTCTCCCACATATTACACTCACGAAGCCACTCTATGTCGTCCACTGTTTCCGCACCTACCTTGTCGGTATAGTACTCGTGTTGCTTTCTTAACCATCCTGCCTGAGACCTACGTCCATGAGCATTCACTTGTTTAGTTGCCCTGGTACCTTTAGATTTATTCCCTACAAGCTGACCGCCTTTGGTATAACCTTTATCTGCTAATACAGATGGTTCATCTGCAAGGTACCCTAATGCGTGAGAATTTTTAAAATAAGAATACAACCCTTTTAAGTTTTTCTCATAATTAATAGTCGCATTGTAGAACAAAGCTACGCATAATAATTGTTCGTAGTTATCTTCTGCTATTAATTCTCTTCCTAAATACCAGGCTACTATCTCATCTTTCCATAAATCCATAACTATAAATGAAAACATCGAGCCTTCTCCTCCATCGTCATCAATAGTATCTACCCCTATAATATAGCGAAAATTTGGGATATTTCCATTACCATGTGTGTCAGGCATCTTGCTAATAGTGATACCTGCACGAGACTGCTGTTTTCCTAAATATGGGTACTCTGTAATCTGTATTAAGTTAGGAGAATGATAGAAACTTACCTGCTCTCCTGTACGTTCAAACTTAACAGTCTTTAATTTTGCGCTATGTTCTGCATAGTTAGATGTAATATGTGCAATACGATCTTTAAGAATCTCTTTAGGAAATGGAGAATGCTCCATCGATGTAATAGCCTCTAACGGAGTAATAGCTGCTTCCGCTTTCTTCTTAGCAATCTCTTCCGGATCATCAAGCTCTATTTGCCATAAAATACGCTCTTCAAATATAATTTTTAAATTTCTAATTATATCGGTTACTCCATTTTTATTATAAGAGTCTGGACGGTTCATATATTCTCCCATGAAAAATCCAGCCATTTGGTGAGAAGCATTACGATCAAACACATTTGGAATCGCGTATACATCATACGCTCTTGGTCTGTAGTACAAACTTACTAACCCTCGGAAATCTGATTGTTCATCTCCACCTGTACCTTGAGCTAATTGGTACCCAAATACATTCCCTTTGTCATTAAGAGATTTATTAGCAATACGCCAAGAGTCAAGTAAGTACCTGTGAGATCCTGCTTCCTCATGTACAATAAGCTTACCCCTTTTACCCCTGGCTCCATTAGGATTCTTAGTGTTTACACCCATTACCTCTGAGAGGTACCCATCTTCAGCATTGTTGGCTCTTTTATTTTTGTACCCAGACTTTAGGTGGTCCATGGTACCTTTAAGTTTTAGCTTTCTAAAAGCTGTGTGCTTCTGCATAAACCCTTCATTTACCATCATCTTTGTAGCAATACCATCATCATAAAGGTAGTCATCGTGATAAGCAAATAGGTAAGATTTTGATTTTCGTATAAGGAAGAAGTTACGAATAACCATGTTTGCAGATTTAAAAGATGCACCCATACCACGACACTTGAGTAGAGCTCCATACTTTCCTGCAGATTCTCCCGCATCTATGTAGTGGTAATAGAAGTAATCAATTTCCCAAATATCCGGAAAATGTTCTTCCCTGTCAGTCCTAACGGTACCATCAGGGTTTCTCTCTGCGCCCGGTACAGGTACAGTTAAATCAATCCTACCATAGTTCCAGTAAAAATACAAATAGCCAGGGATCCATTCTCCATCGGATTCTCTGACCATTCCATATAAACTCCTACGCTCCTCTTCATCCCAAAATTTTCTGTACTCCGAACGAGGATCTCTTGAAAACCTAGCTGAGGTATACCGACCATGCTTCTTGAAGTTATCCCTAGTTTCAGTAAAGTACGATATATCCTCCAGTATGTGGGGTCTCTCAAAGTCTACAATAAGTTTACCATGTTTGTCTTTAGGTAAATCTTTAGCTCTTGGTCTATCGGGTGAAATTAAAGCTTTTACAAATGGTACCGTATTAATAAAATCCACTAGATCAGAGTATGCCTCAGAGGTCATAGAGTCTTTGAACTCCTTAGTTATAGGTGTCTGATGACTATTGGTCTCTATTAATACTTCATTACTCATACGCTCCTAATTGCCCACCACCGTAAGCTTCGATATTTGCTTTTACCTCATCCATAAGCCTAGTCTTAAACTCCGATAACTCCTTTTGAAACTTAGGTATCATAGAGTTTACAGCTTGGAACTCTTTATAATCTACTTGAGTACCCTTCGTAATTTTATCAGGACCGCCTTCTACTCTATCCTCTTCTGGTACATTGATTACTTCTGGAACAAACTCAATAGCCTCTGCATATTTACGCAATTTAGTGAAATTGTTTTTCATAGTAATATATGCTGAAGTCATATCAAGCTCATACAACTCTTTATAAACAGCCATAACCTTATGAGTAGTGCGCGTTAGTTTAACCAAATTTCCATTGTGTACAAACTTTCTAGCTTCTCTTAGCCTCTCAGAATGATCTTCAATGTCTAACAAGTGAGAATCAAAATGATACATATAATGGCATACTGAAAAAAGTGCTATAGACTCATCCTCCGGCACTTTTTCTCTATACTCTGCAAATACATCTACCATTAAAGCCATCTCAGTAAGCTCCAAGGTACCATCTTCTGTAACTCGTAATATCATATAAGTACTATCTCTTCCAATTCTTTCTCTACTTTATATAAAATATGCCTGTTGGATAATGCTAAGTACTCTGTATTTCCTACTGTTTTAAGTGGTGGGTGTACTACAACCTTATTCCCTACATCATGTTTACCAGGCTTACTCTCTCTTGGGAAAGCATCCACGTTTACTCTAATCCAATCTCCAACTTTGAAATTTTCATTAGTCTTAGATACAGCTACTACCACTTGATACTCTGATAAACTCCTCTCTGGAGTAATAATTTTAGAGTGATCTGTATTGATAGAATGTGCTGAGGTAAATATCAAGTCAAATAGAGGTACTATGTTGGGCACTATTGCCATTTTACCCTCTGGAGATTTAACTTGTCCTACCTGTTTAATTCCCCTTGTCAGGGTTTTCATTCCTACTAATTTTGTCATGTCTATATTGCTTTAAAGTTTTAAAAGTTTCAGTTATAATCTTAGAATTTAATACAATGCTAAACCACCTCTTTGCATGATCATGGTACCTAATTGGTAGCACACCATCTTCAAGCTGCTCCTTAACCATTAAACCCATTCTAACTCTAAGATAACCCATAGAAGTAATATTTATACAGTTTGGTTGATCCCTTAATGGCTTAGCTAGGTCAATCTTATTAATGGTACCGTATATGTAGTCTGCAAATAACTGCATTTCTTTACGAACCTCTGTCCTTGAGAGCCCATACTTCTTTATAATAAAGTCTTCTGCGTCCTTATTTAGTTTCTTCGAATGCTCTGTCATACTTGAAAGTAATTTTTGATTCTACGGGGTTTGGGATAAAGTCTTTGTTAATCATACCACGTTTAATAAACCCTTTATCCCTTATCCTTTTAACATAAGTTCTAAACACAGTAATATCCATATCAAGTTCGTTTATCATCTCCGATACCGCATCTTTTTGTTTTACCATCTCAAAAGCATTAAACTCATCTTTAGTCTTCTGAAATTTCATCTGCTCACGAAGTTTTTCAAACTTTAGATACTTCTTAACCATTATAGTAGCTACCATTCCTTCTCTAGGAGTAAGTCCATATAGAAATCCTACTGAGTGAACATATCCCTCAATATACCTATGATAGCTTTTTACTGTAATAATCATCTGTCTACGTTTGTGTCAAATATAATACTTTTTATTGCATAATGACATAATAATGTATATATTTGATGCAACAACAAGTCAATATGTGGATATATATCAATACAGAAGTAGCTAATGAACTAGGTCTTAACAAAGCCTTTCTACTTGAACATATCTTTATGAGAACCCACCACAGACTAGACTCAGCTTTCTTAAACATTAGCGGAATAGCTAGAGAATTGCCCATTTCACTCAGTACAATTCAACGTTTAATGAAAGAACTATTGGAGGAAGGGTACGTAAAGCGAGGTGCCTCTCGTTCTACGTACTCCCTGACTCCTAAGTTTTATAACTCCTTTAACGAATACCAAAGATATGATCGTCCCACACGAAACTTTTGATCAGTGGCTTGAAGAAAAATCTAACCGTGACTTCATAGAACACTACAACATAGACTTATTTGCTGCCAGAAGGATATGGGATGCCGCCAAGGTAAGCTCCATGCACGAAATCATGGGATTAGTCCTTGACGGTACCCTTATCATGAAAGATCCTGGGGATATCTCTCAACCTCAATAGCTACTACATGTCCATTGTAGTTAGTCTTTACATTAACCTGTACCATCTCCTCTGGGTATGTCCAATGCCAATGATTATCAAAGGTATCCTTTTCAACGCCCTTTAAAAAAGTATCAAACTCCTTTACAGCTACACGAATAAGATTAAATGGTTTTCGATTTAGTAAAAGATATACCATATTAAAGAACTCTTTTGAACCCATAATACGATTGTAATCCTTATAGGCATGAATACGATTAGTAAGCATAAGCATATTGTCATACATTCCGCCGGCACCGGCAGTATGTAAGTTTTCTAATATCTTATCCATTAAAACAGTAAGACCTAGTTTACTTTTAGTTATGTGTATATTCATACGTTATGTTCTAAGTAC